ACCGTCCTTGCCAGTGGGCTGACCACGACGCAGTTTCAGTACACCGTGGTGGGCACGCCTACGACTCCTGATCCCTCGACGGCGATCTTCGAGATTGCCGCATCGTACGCTATCGGTACGCCGTTCACGGTTCTGATGTACGTCTCTCCGACGCAGATCGTGGTCGATGGCAATGCGGCAGCCGGCTTCCCCACCAACATCCCCTTCAGCTTCGCCTCCACGGGTGACTACACCCTGCCGGCGAACTTCGGGGGTCAGTATGTCGGTGGGATTTCGTATATCGCCAACACCAACCGCGGGATGATCCTGCGGTGGACCGATGAGTTCTCGATCCGGTCGCGCCGGCAGAACTACAACATCGAGAGCGGCACGCCGTACGAGGCTGCCGTGCGTCTGATGCCGACGCCAAGTTACCAGGGCCTCACCAACGCCAGCGGGTTCATGACCCCACGGCGTCGATGGGAACTGATGACGTGGCGCATCAGCAGCGAATTCCTGTCCGTGATCTTCCCGTACACGCTGCACTTCAACAATCTGGTGAACCTCACCGATCTGCCGCCGTCGCCGTTCTACCACGACGAGGCGCTGTTGGCGTGCTGCCGAGCGGTGGCCGAGAAGGAAGTCGAAGACATGATTGGTGGACCGGACTGGACCTACTACCACGACATGGCTCTCCCACAGAGCCAGCGGGTGGATGCCATGTCCGCGCCCAAGGCACTCGGATACTTCGGCAACCCCAACGCCAACAACTCGAAGTGGCCGGCGATCAAGACGTTCCGCGACTTCTGGTATCAACGTCCGACCGTGCCGGTGTTCGGCACTTCGTGAGGGGTGTTCCCTTGCGAGTAGGTCATCAAGCCCTCCAAATGGAGCATCGTTATGAAGGCGTCTCTGAACAACTTCCTGTATTTCATCAAGCAGATCGTCGCTGGCAAGAATGGTGCGGGCACGTCCGCGAACGGCACCCTCGGCTCGAAGGCCGCGGATGGCGGCATCACCGTGGACTGGCCCCTGGAACCCACCGTCCTGGTAAACTCCAGCCAAGCGCCCGCCATCACCGACAGCACCGGCGGCACGCCGAGCGCCACGTTCGCTGCCATCGCAGCCGGCGGCGCGTACGCGCAGGCCGACATGGTGGCGGTGAAGAACGCCCTGTCCGAAATCGCGCTGATCCTCAACGCGCAGAACCGCGCCAACTCGTTCATCAACTCGAACAAGCAGTCGTCCTACACGACCGCTTCGGGTACGAACGGGACCATCGGCGTTCTGACGTTCCCGATCCCGCGCGACTACGATGAGGCGTCGGACAACATGCGCATCCGCCTCTTCGCGGTTCTCCAGAACGCGGACGCGAACATCACGATCACCGGCACCCCCACGATCACGCCGATCAGCACGGGTGTCGCCGTCACGGGTTCGACCGTCACCGGCACCGCGCCGTTCAAGACGACCCCGCAGAACCTCTCCACCACGGAGCAGGTGATCGAAGTCAACCTCAGTCAGTTGGGCCTGCTGCGTGACAGCATCCTTAGCGTCACGTTCGCCTTCGTCGGCACGACCACGGGCAACCTGAACATCCTGGCCCTGGACGTGACCTACGATTCCACCATCGTCTCCTACAACGAGACGGACGCGACCGGCGACCCGGACGTGGGTGGCAACCTGATTGGGTTCGGCAACCCCCTGCGCTGATTCTCTCAGCCAACACAGGCTCTGCCCCTTAACGGGGGCAGAGACTTTTATGCCGGCCCTCAACAGCCAGAAAAAGATCATCCCCACCGGCTCTCCCACGGCGGGCATCAATCGGTTCGCCGCACGCGAGGCGCAGCCGAAGGATACCTGTTGGAATGCCCTGAACGTCCTGCCGTTCGACCGCTACGGGCGGTTGCGCGTCGGACAGCGGAACGGGACGGTGAAGGCGTTCTCGACGCAGATCGACCCCACGCCGGGGCCAATCCAGTTCATGTCGCAGTTGATCTCCCCGGCCACGGGTACCTCGACGGCGAACTTCCAGGATGCGTTCCCGTATGCAGCCGGCAACCTTCAGACGGTTTCGGGCGGCATCTGGCAGCTTGTGGCCGGCGCTCCGCACACCGCTGATTTCCACTGCGATGGCGCAACCAACGTCTCGGTGACGCCGCTGGCGGGCACGGTGGCAGTCTCCATCGAGAACGCAACGCCGTTCACGCAGACGGCGAACTTCGCCTGCACCTTCCCGCTGACCATGCAGGCCGGCACGGGTGCGGCTGATACGTGCGCGCTGGTGCTCGACTTCAACAACGGTGGTGCAGGCGGAACCTTCATCTTCGGCATCACCATCACCCATAAGCACAATGCCGGCACCCCGCAGATCGTGGTGACGGACAGCACTGGCGTGCCCTTCTCCACCACGACCAACAACGCGAATGCCAACGGTACCTGGGAGATCGACTTCGCGGGCGATCCGGTCACTGGCAACTACACGGTGATCGTGAAGCGCAACGGCTCGACGCTGTTGACCAACTCCGGCGTCAGCGGTCTGTTCCCCGGTTTCCTGGTGGACTCAGTGCGCTTCGACGGGGAAGTGAGTCAGACCGCGGGTGTGCCGACCTTCACCATGTCCGCACCGTTCGCCATCAACTCGGCCGGCGGGACCGGCAGCCGGCTCTCGCGCCTGCTGGCGATTGCGGGCGGCAACATCTGGCAGGGCATCATCACCCAGGCCGGCAACTCGATCACGAAGGCGACGAATCAGGCCGTCCCCCCGTTGAACACCAGCAGCCTTGCGATCTCGGCGGCGAACATCTTCTCGAAGGCGTACGCCGTGGATGGGTCTGCCAACATCATCCAGTACGACATTCCCACCAACGCCGTGCAACCGTACGTCGTGACGGCTGGCGTTGCGCCCACGGGCTGCACGCTGGCCTGCGACTGGCGCAGCCGGCTGGTGCTGTCGGGTGATGCCGCGGACCCCCAGAACTTCTTCATGGCGCGCGTTGGTGTCCCCACGGACTGGGACTACGGGCAGACTGATCCCTCGGCCGCGGTCGCGGGCAACCTGGGCACCGCCGGCCAGATCGGTGAACCCATCGTCGCGCTGATTCCGTTCACTGACGACCTGATGATTATCGGCTGCACGCACTCGCTGTGGATGGTCGAAGGCGACCCCGCGGATGGTGGCGCGATTGCCCAGTTGTCGGACGGCATCGGTATCCTCGGCAGCAACGCCTGGGTGAAAGACCCCAGCGGCAACCTCTACTTCCTGGGCACCGGCGGGCTGTACAAACTGACGCCGGCCTGGGAGTCGTCGTCGCCGCCGCAGATGCTGAGCAAGTTCAGCTTCAACCAGTATTTCAACGCCATCAACCAGGGTAACGCGCAGATCAGTCTGGTGTTCGACGCGGACCTGCACTACCTCTACATGTACGTCTCGCCGCCCTCGTCGGGGCCGGCGGTGCATCTGGTGTGGGATGAGCGCACCACGGGGTTCTGGCAGATTCAGTACCCGGACATTCAGGGTCCGACCGTCGCGCTCGAATACTTCGGTGACGGTGGCGCGAACGTGCGTACGATCCTGTTGGGTGGCTGGGACGGTTTCATTCGTAGCATCGGTGACACGGCGTACAACGATGACGGCACGGCTATCTCAGCCTCGATCACCTTCGGCCCGTTTAAACCATTCCCCGAAGCGGCGGTCCTGTCCGAAGTGACCGTGGACTTCGGTGAAGTCGCCCCGGTGGACCAGGGTGCCAGTCCGACGAAGTGGAACGCCGCGGTGACGACCGTGGTGGGGCCTGATGCGTACTCCGTCACAGAGGGAACGCCGCACAACACGGTGACGAACCTGAGCATCCTGGAGCGACGGCAGACCACGTACCGTCAGCGCCTGCGCGGTGGCTGGTTCGCCTTCACGGTCTCGAACAACGTGATTAACACGTACTTCGCCTTCGAGACCGCGAACCTTGGCTTCAGTGATGGTGGTCGTAACCGGGACATTCGCTAATGGGATACGTCAGCCCAATCCGGCCAAACCAGATCGACCGCAACGCGAAGACCCCGCAGCGGATTCGCCGCAACATGCAGCGGATTTCACAGGGCGCGGTGACGGATACGATCAAACTCGTTGCGCCCCTGGCGCACGGGGCCGGTGCCTTCAAGGGTGAGATTGTCCTCACCCTGGCGTCACCCAGCGGACTGTTCGTGAACAGCGGCGGCTTGTCGCTCCAGCTTGCCGATACCTCGCTCCAGCTTGCGGCGGGCGGCGTTTCGGTGAAGCCGGGTGATGCGTCCCTACACACGGTTGCCGCCGGCCTGGAAGTTCAGCTTGCGACGAACAGCGGACTTCAGGTGACGACCGGCCTGAGCACGAAGCTGGCAAACAATAGTCTGTCGGTAAACGCGAGCGGCCTGTTCGTGACCCTGGACCCCGCTGGCGCGGTTATCAACGCGGGCAGCGGGCTGGCCGTCCAGGTGTCGAACCCGATCACGATCATCGCCAACTCGCTGGCGCTGAAGATCGGTGCAGGGCTGGTGATCGCGGCCGGTAACTTGGCGGTGAGTCTGGGCACCTGCACGAACGCGCCCCAGACGATCACTGGTTCCCGCGGCGGCAACGCAGCACTGGCGTCTCTTTTGACGGGCCTCGTGAACCTGGGCCTGATCGTGGATTCAACTACCCCGTAAGTGAGGATAACATGGCAGCGAAAGCACCCGCAAAAAAGCCCACAGCCCCGGCAGCGTCTCCGGCCCCCGCGCCTTCGACCTTGCCGCCGACTACGACTTCACCGTTCCAGTTCAACGCGCCCAACATCCCTGGTGCGCCGGCGATGAACATCCCCGGTCTGAACCCGCAGATGCAGGCGCTGCAAGGATATCAGAACATGGCGAATCAGGCCAATGTTCAGAACCTGAAGTCGGCGTCGGGCAGTCTGACCGGCGGCTTCAACGCTGCGTTGGGGTCCGAGAACGCCGCCACAGCGATGAACGCCGGCACGACGAGCGGACAGATGATGGGGCTGCAACAGCAGCTTCAGCAGCAGACCGGCCAGATCAACCAGAACCTGATTAACCGGGGCCTGGGGAACACGACCGTTGCTGCTACTGCTCCGCAGGCTGCACAGCAGACCTACAACATGGGTGTGGCGAACGTGCAGAACGAGCAGCAGATGCGCCAGATGCAGATTCAGCAGCAGTTGGCGCAGCTTCAGGCGGGTGGTGGTCAGGCCCAGGCGAACTTGCTGGGTCAGGCGAACTACAAAGGCCCAGACCTGAGCACGTTTGCGAACCTCCAGCAAGGCGCGAGCAATCGGCC